CGCCTTGCCGGGGAGCAGGCACTGACTGGAGTGTTACGAACCGGTTGTTTCGTGCCACGTGAACACATCTTTCCGTGGGCGGAGTCCCGGCCTCTTGCGCATACTTAAACTCTGCCGGACACTGTGCATGACAGGACAACAATACTCCAGATTCAAATCCAGCCGGACACGAACTTACGTTACCCATTTCCCTTATCTACGGTTAGGAAGTAATCCGTTGAGGATTCCGTAGATGGGCGCAATCAGCCGAGCCTCAGTGGACAGAGCAGGCGACTTCCAGCCAAGGCGAGGAGCGGCACTTACACCGTCGTTGATGTATGGTGCGATCTGGGCTGCCAGCCGGACATACCGAGTGTGCTCGCCCGCAGAAGTTGTCAATTTTACGTGACGGGGTGTGCTGAGTTCTAAGTAGGATCCGACAGGCATTTTGTTTACTATCAAACAAGATAATGGCACAGGACTTTGATACTGTTCTTGGTTTGTTCAAGAAGAACATGGTGGAATACAAGGTCTCAGGGAACTCGGCATACAAGATTGCGGCCGAGAACGCACAGAAATGGTTGGATGATTATGTCGGCACGCTGGAAGCCGCCGCGATCAAGGACTCGCAATTCGTTGACAAATTTGTGAAGGATTATTCCAAGACAAATCCGGAACTGGCAAAGATGCAGGAGGAGATCCGAAAGGTTCGCAAGGAGGGCCCCAAGATGGAGGACAAGTTGGATACAGAACGGTTGGCGGACAAGGAAATACCGATTGACACATCGGGATATTATGTCAAGGCGGGTGTGATTGGGACAGCACTTGCGATCGCCGCGGTCGCCTCACTCTTTCCGTAAAACACTAGGTAGAGAATCAGAATCAACGAGAGGAGAAGAAACGCCGAAATATACCAGTAGAGCCAGCGATCTCCTTCAACACTCTCTTGCTGGCGAATCCGTCGTAGAGTTTCAAGCTTATCCGTGTTTGCGAGAAGACCGCTGTACTCGTATTGTATGCGACCGAGTCGCTGAACAAGCACATCACGCTCAAGTTTCAGGTTCGGTGAATCCTTCTTCAAAAAGGTCAACTTCTCAATCATAGCATTCAGCGTCTTTGCTAGGGCAGCATTGAGCTCCTTGATTTTTGGAATTTGGGATATGTCCCGCGAAGCCACTGCGCTCTCTACTAGCTTGTCATACTCGGAGCTCTGGCTCTGGTATTTTGCTTTGAGTTCATCCATTGTTCTCAGGCAATATTTACGTCTGGCACACACCAGCGATAGTAGAGCTGACGACCTGCGACATCACTGTGTCGTGTCACCTCAATCACATCCTTGGGACGACCGCCAATCCACTTGACCATCGCATCCTGTGAGTCAATCCACGGCAGCTGCTCCTCGGGCTTGGTGATGTTATATCGCTTGAGAACCGCCTGCTTCTCGTCCTCCTTGAGGATACGGTGGGGCATAGCCATGCGGTGCGTCGTAATGTCAAACTTCAACTGATGGATGTGGAAGAACTGAATGTTCTGCTCCTTGGTCATGTTCTTGATTGTCTTCAGCACATTGTCCGACGGCGGCATGAGGGCAACGATGATGAGACCGGTGCCATAGTCATTGTTGGATGCGAACTCCACAAAGTTCTTGATGTCGCGCTCCAGCAGTCCCTTGTCCTTTTGACTGAAGACCACGAGGATGCCGCCTACCGTATACAGATTGACCTTCTCAATCGCATCGGTAATCACACGCTCTGTCTTCATGTCAAGTCCTCGGCGACCAACCATGAGCCGAATAATCTCTAGTGCCTTGTCCTCCATTACTTGTTCTCTGAGTTAGACAGAAAGCTATACGTTTTTTCACGGACTCTAAACAATGAAGTACTGGCTTTTCCTCGCAGCCGCGATTCTTGTGATCGCGTTCGTTCTGTTACAATCTCGCGAGCGGTTCCAACCCGAGTTCCTTGATAAGGCCCAGGTGAGGCAGACGGTGTCCATGGAGGACTCATCGCATCGGCAGACGACCAACCACGTAGATCCCGCACCGTACTCACTTGGACCGGTGGTTGGGTTTGAGACCCCGTTCCAGGTGAACCAATATAGAGCGTTCGTGGTTTAAACTATAATGATCCATTCCCGCGTTGTAGATGTGGTAGGTGGGGCACCCGAGCCCTCGTACAAGAAAGGCAAGATACCCAAGGCACTACGCGAACAGGTTTGGTTGAAGAATATGGGACAGACATTTCAGGGCAAGTGTCGTGTGACATGGTGTCACAACAACATCAGCGTATTCGACTTCCAGTGTGGACACAACATTCCCGAGAGCAAAGGCGGACATACATCTCTGGACAATCTGGTTCCAATCTGCGGTCGGTGTAATATCAGTATGGGAAGCGGATACACCATCGATGAGTGGAATGTCAAGTTCGCACCGCGTCCTGTGGTGCAGGTTGTCGAAAAGGCGGGATGTTTGATGGGCGCGTTAGACAGGTTCCGCTATAAGCCGTCTCAGCGGTAGCATTTACATTGAATATGCCATATGATCCCAAATGAGTTACATCGCATCTCAGTGCGTTGCGATGAGCAAGCAGCCGACGGATATTGGGGAGCACCTGCCGACACTCGCAGGATATGCGGCTATGTGCACTCATATCACAGAGTGCGGTGTTCGCGGGGCAATCAGCTCCTATGCATTCGCAAGTGGTCTGGTGGGTCGTCCCGAGTGCAAGCTCGTACAGGTGGATCCGGAGCGCAGCCCAGGGCTTGACGAGTTCCATCGGAATTGCGAGCGAGAGGGTGTTCCGTTCGTATATTATGAAATGAGTGATCTCGAGTGCCCGATGGAGAAGACCGAGCTACTGTTTATCGACACATGGCATATCTATGGTCAGCTGAAACGCGAGCTCAATCGGTGGAACACGTACGCAACGAGGTATATTATCCTCCACGACACGGAGATCGACAAGTGGAGGGGCGAGACGATTCGTTGTGGATTTGATGCAGAGAGCCAGAGTCGCACCTACGGCATTCCCGTTGCGGAAATCAATCGGGGACTGTGGCCGGCTGTGCTGGAGTTTCTAGAGGAGCATCCGGAGTGGACGATCCGCGAGAAGTATACAAATTGCAACGGGCTTACGGTTCTTGCCCGCAACCACTAGTTACATTTACAACCACTAACCAATATGATTCTAAATGACGACAATTGTCACAATGTTCTTTGAGCTCAAAACAGGGCGTCCTCGTAGTTTCTATATGGAACATGCGAAGAAGGTTCTTTCTATTGAGGCTCCCATGGTTGTTTTCTGCGATGAGTCTACTCATGCAGATCTGGCTGCTTTGCGCGAAGACCGACCTACTACGTTTTTCGTGAAGCCTATCCACGAGTATGATTATTATTCGACGCTTTTGCCGATTATAGCTGCGAATCGTATCACGGCTCCTTCTTCCGATTCTCGCAACACACCCGAGTACTTTTTGCTCACCATGTTCAAATTCCATGCGCTTCAGATCGCGAGCCAGGCTGTGAGGTCAGACCATTACATGTGGTTGGACATTGGTGCCGCACATGTTGCGCGTTCTGTACCAGAATCCATCTATCCTATCCTTGCACGCCCACGTCCAGGAATCGCGTGCTGTTACATTCACTATCGTCCGCACGAGGAGCTCTATCCGATTCAGAACTATGTTACCGGAAAGTGTGGGATTGCCGCAACCGTCATTACAGTGCAGGCATCGCATGTATCACGTTTCTATACGTGTATGATGTCGATGATGTACGAACAACTCATGCTCGGCGTTGGTCACGCAGAAGAACAAGTGATGGTGTACGTATACGACCAGCACCCTGAGTGGTTTTCCCTCTACTTTGGAGATTACTACTCGGTTGCTACCAACTATCATAAGACGGTTGAAGACCACGCCTGTGTGCAGTACAACTTCATCCTAAACGCAGCGGCAAGTGGAAACCATGCGTTAGCAGAAGAGGCTCGCAACTCTATTGTATAGACAATGTCTACCGTATTTGTGACGCTGACTGATAAAGAATATTACTCAAGAGCTACCCGAACGATACAGGAACTCCGGACAAACGGTGGATGGTCTGGAGACATCGTTCTTATCGCAGTAGATTTCAATCCCGAGCCGTTGCCTGGAGTTGAAATATACAATGTTTCACACATACCAACAGATGCATTGATTGAGCAGCACAAGGCATTCCCTATCTACGTCGACGCAGAGAATGATCTACGTCATTTCAGGAAGCTCTATCAGTGGGATAAGTTGCAGGTGTTTCGGACGTATTTCCGTCGGTGGGAACGGGTTGTCTTTCTGGACGCTGGGCATCGAGTTTTCAACTCTGTAGCACCTCTCTTAGAACTAGATTGGAGGGGTAAGTTTCTCGCGCCAGACGACTCGGATCTACACGACAATGGCAAACGATTCAAGGGGCAAATGGACTTCAAGTCCAATCCAGCCGCTACGGAGCAGTTGTTCTCCGAGTATCCGCAATCAATTTTGGATGATCACTACTTTCTGAACTGTATGTTCATGTACGACACATCCTTACTGGACCAGACTTCCTTTGAAGAACTAGAATCCACAATGAACCGCTTTCCGATGGCCTATTCAAATGAAATGGCTATTATGAACTTGATCTTCACATTCAAACTGCGGGTATGGCAGCCGTTGCCCATGAAACTGGACACTGGATTATTCTTATTTGGATGGTGTGAGTACAACTACCCAGGCTCTCATTCAAAGCAGTTTCATTTCATTAAATACTCGGTAACGTGACCCCCTGCATGATGTAGAGTGACAACGGCTGCGGGATGTATACGCTGGTGATATTTTTCCTCGCCAGAACATCTCCGCAAAACACTGCGTCTTCTCGTCGTTCATACTCAGGCTCCTCGTGAAATCGCACGTGCTCAAGGATTGACCTGCGACACGTTACATGTGCATGATGAATGAGCGCAGTGTAGTTGGTAACGCATACGGCACAACCTGACGGTGCTCGTGCCAATATATTTCGAAGGTATGTTGAGGGCTCTTTGCCACACTTATCTGTTTCCGAGAAGGCGTGTAGAAGAATATCGACATCGCATGTCTTCACGCTCTCAATCCGGTTTGTATACATGATGTCGTCGCCGTCGAAGAAGGATATGAAATCGGTATTCAGATGAGATGCGGCCTCGTTGCGATTCTGGGCCGCGTTTCGTCTGTCGGATCGCGTGATGATCCGCAACGGAAATGTGTAGTTCCAATCCGAAGGTATATCGGTTGGCTCCGTCGAACTACATACAACCACTACGTCATCTGGCTTGGTGGTCTGTGCCTCAATCGAATCGAGGCATGCCTTTAGATTGGGAATGTGTGGTTTGTAACACGGAATCGCAACACCGATCGTCGGGTTTCTTTTGACAATCCGCTGGACCTCATCATCGATGTATTTCTTCTGGAACTCGGATGAAAGGACGGTCCTCGCTAACCGAAGCGCATTGTCTGCTATTTCTCGGGCCTCCACATCGTGAGCAACAAGCCATTCAATTTTTTCGTCCAAGTCGCTCAGATCGTATGAGACGGGCACATAATTCTTCATCGGCTCCAGATACTTTTGAAACCAATACCCGTTGCCCGGATGTGTTACCATAATTGGCACGGATCCGGAACCAAAGACCCACTGGTGAGACGACGCGATAACGTTTCCGTCCACAATCAAAATATACTTGTATGCGAAGTGTTGTTCTATGGCCACACGATGAGGTGCGAAGTATTCGTCCGGAACAGCAGCATCGGAAGCGGCAGAGACGCCACGTGTGAAGCGTACATCGCAGGATGAATTGGGTAGGAGTTTCTCAACGACCTTCCGGCGGATGGTCATCGAATCGCTGCCACTCGTCCCTCCCCTCCAGAACGCAACGGGGAGCCTCATCTCCCACGGAACTATCCTATAGGAAGGCATTGCACCAAGTAGACCATACCGAAAGCTGTCGTCATCAAGAGGAAGAAGAAGGATGTCGGGTGCGTTAAGGTCGCGCGTACAAAGAGCAGGTATAATCGCGTTGGGCGCAATAGCCTTCAGTTCGTCATATCTCGGCCCATCAAGTCCATCCGACTGAGCAAAGAGAATCTGTTTATACGCAGACTGTCTCTCCACAGACTCCTTCAAGTAGGACTCGATTGCACCCCCTTCGTAACACTTGCTGAGATCTCCGTACCAGTGAACGCCCGGGTTCTTCGGAATACGCATAACGGTATGCTGCACAGGGATCCGAACGATACTGTCGTCGTGATCCGCAGAGTACCATGTCGGATTCCATCCATTCGCCTCAAAGAACGCCCATATGTTTACTTCCCATGTCAATTTTGGAAGAGACGCATAGAATCGTTCGTAAAATTCGTAGAAGGTCTGAATGGATGCCGCGTCCCCGAGGAAGAACCCGCCACAGAAGCGCCAGTCAATAATGTCGAAACTGGTGTGGACAGCATCGGCACACCCGGGCACAAACATACACGAATTGGGAATGTCGTAGTGATCCATCAGGGAGAGATACTCGAGCGTGCGCGAGGGATTTTTGAAGACGTGGCAGATACCAGCATCAATCCACGCGTAATGCGAGGAGTTATGCTTGCCGGAATCAATCGCTCGCTTGACAAGTTCCACTTTGGAGTTCATGAGAATGAGGTAGTTGCGAGTATCCTTTGTAGTTGTCCGATGGTCCGGCACGTCCTGAGGAGCCTGGGCAAAGGCATTCAACGCCGCAAGCTCTATCGGCTCAACGATGCCGTTCTTCACATGGATCCTGTCTAGGTATATGGGGCTGACAAACACATGCAACCTGATATTTGCAGTTGTAAGTGTGTCAAGGAGTGAGAGATATCGTTCGATGGATTTCTCTGTTGATCTGTCCTCTTGTAGATCAACGAACGCAGATACAAATGTCACCGTCATGATCACGTATAGAATGTACCGTTTAAATCTAGATGTCCATGCTAATTACAGCTACCTTCTTCTCCTCTGGCTTCGTGCCATTCTTGCGATGTTCCAGAACTTCATTCCAGAACGACCGCAGGCCCTCCAGATGGTTCGGCAACCAGTTCGGATCCTTCGGCACAAAGTCCTCCTTGATACCGTTGAGAATCCAGTAGATCACCTGCGTGTCATCTTCGTAGATCTCAACGTCGTAAACCACCTTGCCACTCTCGTAGACCGTAAAGGCTCCCTTGGGCTTGTCCGTCTTTGTCCACTCTGAGTAGTTGACCTGCTTGAAGCGGAACTCAACATATTCGCACTCATCAATCCCCGTACATTCCATTTGCATCTGCATTTGATGCACGTATCCAGGTGGGATCTCTGGCTTCTCAATCCTGCTGATCGGACACTTGAACTCCACAAGTCGGCCGTATCGCTTCGGGTCCTCGCATACAATCAGTCCGTCCGGTGATGCTCCTAGAAACTTGTGGATAGGATGCTGGACACACGACACGTCCGTAATAGTACACTTGGTCCGTTCCTCGTAGATCTTTTTGGCAACTGGCTCAAAGCGAGTGCCCCAGAGCAGCGCGGGTATCCCCGGACCTTCGCCGGGAGGACGGGGCTCCAACTTCCTCATCATAACCTCTCGCCTGGCAGAGTCGGATCCAAACACACCATAGACTTCAGAGGCGGTGACCATTTCACCTCGTTTCGCGTGCCATCCGTCTGTTCGCTGATCATTGGCACCGTACATTCGGAGGACTCGTTCATAGCACCGGTCCCGCTGCCACAGTCGTCCAAGTTCTCCGAGCATGAGTCGCCCGACGATTGGACAGACTGCTCGTCGGATGACTCCATAGGGCAGCTCGGGACTAAGGGCATGGCAATACAAGCAGAATTGCTTGATCCGTCTAGAGAGGTGAGTATAGGGCCGGTTGTCAAGCAACCACTCGGTGAGACGCTCTTCCATTGGTCTATTGTTGGCTCGCCATTTGAAAACCCGTTTTGAATAATAGGATTATACTCTGGAACTATGGTACCCTCCAGAAGCTTCTTCTCCGCCGGAAGTTTCTCAAACATGTCATTAATCATCTCCTTGAACTCCTCCTCATGGTTGTCTAACGCACTCAATTCGGCTCCTGTATCACTTGAATAGAATGCGCCAACTTCGCCAGTATACAGTTCTAATCCAACTTTGATTCGCTCGTCTTCCATCTGTTTGAGCCCTGCCGCAATGTGCGCCTTCATGGCTTCGTCAGTGAATATGATAGGTTCCATTTCCTAGTCTTATAAAACAACATCTAACCCATTTTCAATGAGCGAACGCAAACTTACCATGGAGATTCAAAGCAAAGAGCAGCTCGTGCTTCACAGACTCTCAACATTCTATGGCAATCAAACCACTTTGGAGAGGGTCAAGCAGATCATTACCGGAGAGTCTCGTGTCAGTCTACGTCTGATTGATTGGCTCGTGACCAACTATGCGAAGAAGCACAACATTTCGTATATGACCAAGTCAGGTCGTCACGTGATCGTGTACTTGGCCTACAAGTCACACCTCAAGGCGTATAGTAAAAAGATGTTTGATCCCTTCTGCCGATGGAAGCGGATCCAGTTCATGGAGATGAACACCACCGTTGGTCAGCTCAGTTTCTTTGAGTGGGCCATCCAGGATGATGTGCTGGATTACCTAGAGGCAAACTTTGACGATATCCAGAAGGACATGGATGAGTGTTCTACTGTGATCCAGACAGCCGATGGAACACGCAAGAAGCGCCACGAGCTCTCACGTTCTGCCACCAAGACGGTATGTCGCCATGATGTGCGCGTTTCGGTCTCATTCGCATAACCTCGTTGAACAACAATGCTATCAAAAATCAAGCCTGGGTTCGTGTACAAGGATGTTGGATCCGGTATCACGGAGAATGACCTAGATGCCATGGCGGACACCTGGGACATGGACGGACGCGAAGTATATCGGGGAACACGTGATCCACGATACACGCACGCAAATGTGCATTGGTTGTATGACGATAACCTGGAGAGGGTTGGATGTGTAGAGCACGATCTGAAGGACCATGCCAGATTTCATATTCTTTGGTTTCACGACACCGAGTTCGGAACCTTCCTCCAGGAGGACGGATGGGAGGAAACAAACGATCTGTGGTCCCACCTACCACGCCATGTGTTTGATCGGTTCATAAATGAGCAGTGGTCAACGCCTCACAAGGTCCTAGAGCAATGTCTGAACGGTCCTGTCCGTATTGTGACTCCTAGCATGCTGGCCGATATGCCTGTGGTTCATACATGTCAAGAGTGTGGTCGCAAGTCTCTGGAAGCCAAGCGAGGATGTGTGACGATCGCAACACCGCTTGACTTTCCAGTAAAGGAAAAAGTGTTTTTTGTTGACGATGATCTCGTCGTTTTTTCTTGTTCTACTTCGTCTCGTGTTTGGTCACTGCTTACGCCACAGCCACACGGCGGCGATTGGTCTTCGCAGGAACCGGCGCAGGCGTCGGCGCAGTCGGCGTCTCCACAAACGGAACAGACACCTCCTCCTCCTCGGGAGTCTCATCCTGCTGATCATAGTCCGTCACCTGCTGAGTCGCCGCAGGACCAGCCTTGAGCTCCTGCTCAATCTCGTCCTTGAAGACATCGGCTGCCGTCGTGCGTGTAGGAGGCGTGACGCGAGCATAGCTCACACGCCACGTAACACCCCAGCCCTGACCCGACACGTAGATGCCGGGACTGACCACGATGCTTGCCTCCACACGCTTCGGGAAGACGTTCGCGATGTTGTCCGTGTCCACTGCGACAGCCTTGCCAGCGCTGTCAGTCACATCCATTGCGACGCGGCCATCGTACACAGGAACCTTCATGCGCAGGCTGGGAGGATACTTGCCAGACGGAACCCACTCGCCACCGACCTTCTCAACGCTGGGACTGATGAACTGCTTCATCGTGTCCTCAAGCACAGGTCGCGTGCGAGCCTTGCCGAACCACTTGACACTGCTCGTCTCGGCCGTGTCCAGAAGCTTGTTCTGAAGATCGCCTAGGAAGTTGTAGAGAGTGCCCAGGGAGCCAGCCTCAGGGCCAGCCTTCTCCTTGGCATACGGATCACAGCCCTTCAGCGTCAGGCTCATCGTGTAGTTGGTGCCGTTCTCTGACTCCCGAACGTTCACACCCATCGGATACATTGCCTTCTCAAGTCGGATCTGAAGAGACTGACCATTGTACTTGATAGGAACTGACTTGCCTCCCGCCTTATTGAGACGGATGTCGCCGAACGAGATCTTGCTGATGTCCAAGTTGGAAGAAGAGATAATTGCATTGGTGGCCATATTGAACGATTGTGGGATTGTGCTACTCATGGTCTGCTGGAACGCGAATCCGTTTTGACCGCATGTTTTCAGTTTTCAAGTGCCACTACAAGACAATAGAATGCAATGTGCTGCTGTGAAACGGAAGGGGTCGTCGGATCCATGTCCGGCGCAGGCGATGAGATCACATACTCTATGTGGTCGTCATGCGAGAATGCGAACTCCCCTTCTATGGGTCGCCGTAAACAATACCCGGGCCGTCGGTCTTCCCAAAATTCAAGCATGTGTCCGTGGATGGATTGTTCGCAAGCGATTGGGATTGGCAGGTCCGGGCGTCTTGTCACGGAAGAACCTTGTGAACGATGAAGAACTTGTAAGTGGAAACGAGAAGGAGAGGCAACATCCTATGGACTACTTTGCGTTTGAAGAGAATGGCAAAGTTTGGTGGTTTTCATTTTCGTCTATCTGGGCATGGTCCACTCAGGCGCTCCAGATAACAAATCCGTATACCAAGCAGCCGCTGGACGCCGATACCCGAAAGAGACTTCGGGCGTTGTGGGGGTTCCGTGGAAGACATCGCGAACCACAACCCGAAGAAAGCGCTGTCTACGAACAACGTCTTTGTGGACGGCTTGTTACGATTTGCCAACTCTTTGCCGACAATGGGTTCGTTGATGTTAGACCCGATGCCTTTATGGAATTTAGAAAGGCCGAGTACACGACAGCGTTTCTGCTGCTCGGTCGTGATATTGAAACTGTTTTTCGGCCGAGCGATCCTTTCCGTGAAAAGGCAATACGCTTATGTGCCCGGGCCGGTGAGGCAGCTCGTCATATGCCACCAAACCAATACATTTTACATTCGGTTTATACTCTGAAATGGTTGCTGTTTCTCCACAAGGATCCCTATGCGATGGCCTTCTCTGTTTTGTCTGCTCTGTATCGGTGTTGAACCCAGATTTGTCCGACGAATGAATCGGGCAATCTTCCAAGTCCAGTAGAGGTTCAGGGGCATGAACAACATGAACATCACAGTGCCAACCTCTTTGGGGGCGAAGTATATGATATACCTGGGGAACATCACGTTCCGAAGTGTTGCGTATACCAAGAAGGATATGGCACCGAGGATCTTCACCGCAAGTGTTTTTCCGTATCCAGCCTTGTTGAGAAGCCACGTCGTTCCAAGCAATATGTTTGATGCTTCCAAGAATGCACCCGATTGGGTCATTGCATAGGCGTTGTCGTACGACATCCATCGTTGAGAGACCGCGAGTATGAACGAGAGCACGTGGTGGATGTACATGAGCGGGTCGCGATTGTAGAGGAGAAGGTGGAGGGTGTCATTGATAACATAGATCGTGAAGTATTGTCCCAGCACGAATGGGTTGGTGCCATACAAGTTTGCGATCGTAAAGCTTGTCTGGAAAATCACAGTGTTCGTCCAGGCCAGCCACTCACATTTTTCTGTCAATGTGAAACGCGGATAGAAGGAAGTGGTCGCCGAGAGGGTGAAATGGGTAAGCATCGCCTGGAGGGGGAAGATATATATAAACTTGAACATACCCTACCCCCGCGGCTCCCGTGTAAGGTATTTACATGACCGCGGTTGGTAAGAAGTATATCAACCGCGTTAAAAATGTCCTCTACTCCTTCTGTCCCCAAGACAAACAAGATGCCCGCTGACAAGAAGA